GGACGATAAAAAAACCATAAACGACGTTTTAATTGACTTTACTCGATTACCTGAATATAATATCCGAATGTTTATAAAATCGTTTTTAAACAGTGAGGTCTTAGAAAAGAAGATGAATAAACTTCTAAAAAATATTAACGTTGATGAATCAAATATCGCTGAAATTAGTAATCACTTAGTCTATAATACGGCATGGAAATACCTTTCAGAACTAGATTTAAATCAAGAATATGATATCCTAGTAATTAAAAATATAAAGGAAAAAGAATTTGATATGGGATTAAATAAATCAATGAAATACTTCGAAATGATGGAGGAATATGAGAAATGTGCTTTCATATGCAAAATAAAGAATTTTAGAGAAAAGTAAAGAAAAATTTGGAGACCCAAGAAATCTTCATTAACTTAAGAAAATTAAAAACAATTAAACATATATAAAATTATGAGAAATAGAAATTCGGTTCTAAAAAAGGTAGAGAATATAGAGGGAAAATTAAAACAATTAAAGTTTTGTGTACAAAGAGGAGCAGCATTAGAAGAATATTTAAGTGCTCTAGCGTTGGCTGAACAAGAATTAGAAGAATTAAAGGCATTTATTGAAAGAGAGCCAATGTCTCCTGAAGAAGTAAATCCATATATTTAAATAATAAAAAATAGTTATGAAATTAACAGCAGAAAAATCATTAGAAGGTGTTATTTATATAACAACAAATTTAATTAATGGGAAAAAATATATTGGGTCGGATTCTAATAATGATAAATATTATTATGGTTCAGGGGTTAATTTAAAACTAGCAATTAAGAAATATGGAAAATCTAACTTTAAAAAAGATATTTTATGTTATTGCCCCTTAGATAAATTAAGGGAAATGGAAAAATATTACTGTCACTATTATAATGTAGAGAAAAGTCAACTATTTTATAATTGTACTAATAAAGGGTTAGGTTCAATAAAAGGAATTCCTCATAAAAGAAATAAAAAAGTGTTGCAGTATGATTTACAAGGTAATTTCCTTCAGGAGTGGGATTCATATACTGATGTATGTAGTAAATTAAATATTAAAACATTAGGATCTGCTTTAAAAGGAGAACAAAAAACTGCAGGTGGGTTTATTTGGAAATATAAAACAAATGAAGACTTTCCAAAAGTAATATCATCCTTTAAAGATGATAGATTTAAAGATAAACCTATATTACAAATTGATTCAAATGGTATTGTGATTAATGAATTTTATTCAATGTGGGAAACTAGAAAAACATTTAAAGAACCTTCTAATATACGAAATGCTTTAATAAAAGGATGTAAAGCTTATAATTTTTATTGGAAATTTAAATAAATAAATAAATACAAACAAAATATGAAACAAATATACACCCCAGAAGAAACACAAAAAATGTGGGATAGATTAATTAATTATATTAATAATTATATAACTTCCCCCCGCAAAGAAAAACTAATAGAATTCTATCAGAAATATCAAGAAAGAATACTTTTTATGCCTGCCAGTCATTTAAAACAATATCATAACTGTCATGTATCAGGATATATAGATCATGTGTTAAGAGTTATTGAATGTGCTTTAGACTTACATAAACTTTGGGAAAAACATGGTGTAGATACTTCAACATATACCCTTGAAGAATTAGTATTTTCAGCATTAAATCATGACTTAGGAAAGTTAGGTGATGAAGAAAATGAGGCATACATCCCACAGACTGATACATGGAGAAGAGATAAATTAGGTGAAGATTATACCTTTAATACTAAATTAGCTTTTGCATCTGTCCCTGATAGAGGATTATATTTATTACAATCACATGGAATTCAGTATTCATTTAATGAAATGATTACTATTCAGATACATGATGGTTTATATGATGAAGCTAATAAAAAATATCTAATGGCTTATACTCCTGAACAAAAACCAAGGACATCATTACCTTATATCGTTCATCAAGCCGATTTAATGGCCGCTAGGATAGAATTTGAAGTAGAGTACTTACCTAAGTTCAGAAATGATGCCCCTAAAAAAGATAATAATTTTGCTATAAAAAAGGAAAACGGAAATAAGAGCAAAGCATTAGGTTCTATAAAGAGCGAAGGTTTGAAAAACATGTTAAACAATATTTAATTATGATCTATTTCAGTATTTTATTATTATTAATTATAGGAGTCTTAGTATTTGTTATTCTTAACCTTTTAAAGAAACAAGAAAGAATGGAAGACGTCATTATATCATATCAGGAATATATTACCAAATTCACAGACGCTGTTAATGAGTCAGATAAACTACTAAATAAGGTAGATGAAAAAGGAACATTTAAAAGTGATGATGAAGTTGGATTTTTCTTCACATTTATTAAAAAGATTCAATCTGAGTTGAATACATTTAAAATAGACTTATAATTATGGTTGGATTAAAAAGAAAGAAAAAAAGTAAAAATTACTTTACACAAGAGACCGAAGATTCTATTGTATTATATAATAATACTACAGATTTTGATATTCGTAGTAAAATATATGGGGATAAAATACATTATGCTTTTTTTAAATTAACTGAAAATATAATTCATACTTTTAAATTTTACTATACCGAAGTAGATAATATTGAGGACCTTCAACATGAAATTATAACTTTTCTATTATCTAAAATACATTTATTCGATCCTACTAGAGGAGCAAAAGCATATTCATATTTTGGGACTATTGTAAAGAGATATCTTATATTAAACAATAAGAAGAATTATAAAAAAAGAGTTGAATTAATTTCAATGAATGGTTATAATGAGAAAGATAAGGAAAGACTTGAAGAAAATATTGCAATTAATTCATTGAATTCAAATTTAATAGAAAATGAAACCGAAATAGATATCAATGATTCATTATATTCTAATTATACACATATTGATAAATTATCTAAATTCACTGATTTATGGATAAATTATTGTTCTGATAACTTATTTATCTTATTTCCTAAATCACAAGATGCTTGTATAGCTGATGCTATTTTGGAATTATTTCGTAGTAGAGAAACAATAGATATTTTCAATAAAAAGGCATTATATATTTATATAAAAGAAATTATAGATGTTAAAGCCCCAAAAATAACTAAAATATCAAATATATTACGTGATAATTTTAAAGAAAAATATACATTTTATTTAGAATATGGGTATTTCAAATCTTAGAATATATAATATTTATTATAAATGAAACCTAAAAGTCTAGACACAACCATATTTGGGAAAAAGAAATTCGGAGATATTTTGGAAGAAATTTATACTAACCAAAAGAAGAAAGAAAATCAAATCTCAAATCTAATAAATGAATTAAAACCACTAATATCAGAAATAGGGGATGCTACTTTAGTAGTTCCTTTAATTAGAGATTATTTAGAAATGGGAATTAAAAACGATGAACAGCTTATTAAAATGGCTACTATCATCCAAAGATCTTTACAATCATCTTCATCATCATCCGAAGAATCATTTGGCATATCAGAAGAAGAAAAACAACAGCTTTTATCTGATATAAATAAACTTCACGATAAAAATAAAGATAATGGCGAAAAGTAGATATGGATTTAGTGCATTAAATAATAATTTAAATTCATCTACTTCTAATTTAGGAAATAATTTACCTAATATTAGTACTAATAATACTGCTGTAAGAGTAAAAAGTATAGTCTTAGATGAAAATCACCCAAGATTTAATGAGTTAGGAGGATGGAATGGATTAGGAACTATAGAATTTCAAAGTGTTGAAAACCCTTTAGAATTACCTATATATCCTACAGCTCGACCTATTTACCCCAATGTAAAAAATTATCCATTAGAAAATGAGATTGTATTTTTATTATCGATGCCTAATACAAATATAGGTTCATCAACTACAAGTACTCAAAATTATTATATAAGTGTAATATCTCTTTGGAATCATCCTCATCATAATGGATATCCTTCAAATCCAAATACTCCTCCTCCTACTCAACAGAAAGATTATCAACAAACTGGAGATGGAAGTGTTAGAAGAGTAACGGATCAATCAACAGAAATAAATTTAGGAAAAACATTTAAGGAAAGATCAAATATTCATCCACTATTACCATTTGAAGGAGATGTTATTTATGAAGGAAGATGGGGTAATAGTATTAGAATAGGTTCAACTGTCAAAAATACCCCTAATATTTGGTCAAGTGATGGCAATAATGGTGATCCTATAATGATCATCAGAAATGGACAATCAGTAAATACTAGTCCTGAAGGGTGGATTCCTATTGTGGAAGATATTAATAATGATATATCATCTATATATGTTACTAGTACACAAAAATTACCATTAAAATCATCTACTCCCATTGATTATTTTAGTTATAAAACCAATAAACCTGATTCTCCAAATCAATATAGCGGTCCTCAAATAGCACTAAATTCAGGTCGTTTAATATTTAATTCTAAAACAGATCATATATTATTAAGTTCTAAAAAATCAATAAATTTAAATGCTGTTGACTCTATAAATTTTGACACTGCCGGAAATGTAATAATACAATCCGGAAAATTATTTTTAGGTTCCAAAGATGCCACTGAACCAGTATTATTAGGAGATATAACTATTAAATTACTAACAGAATTAGTTAATAGTTTAAATCAATTTATGATTATATGTTCTAATGCAGTCTCAACAACTCCAGGTACTCCTTTAGGTACATTAAATGCTGCTGCTACTCAAATGAACGTATTTTTAGAAGATATAATTTCAAATAAGAAACTTGAAAATGCCAAGTCTAATAATAACTATACAATATAATGGCAACATCTAGAAAAACATCTCAAGAAATAGATGCTGAAATTAAAAAGAAAGCAGAAAAAGTTAGAATATCATTAGAAGGATTAAAAACATCTAGTGCTAAAGATATTTTAAATGCCGTTCCTACTTCTTTAAAACTAACAGGTACCGCAAAAGTTCCAAAATTAATTTTAAGTTTAGGAATTCAAATATCAACATTATTACTTCCGCAAGCTTTAAGTTTATTACAAAAATTAAATGTATGTCCTACTGATGCTAAGTTAAAAGAAATAATAAATACAAGAAATGGAATAGTTAGATCACTTAATAATATTTCAAAAACATTAAGCGTTTTAACAAAAATAATAGACGGAATTAATACTACTATTTCAACATTAACTGGAATCATTACTGGATT